CGACACGTTGTACGGTCTCGCGGAGTCTCTCTTCCAATGGCTGATCGACTTCGAGAAGAAGATCACTACATGGGCGAGGGGGGTCGCGGCGGACTTGATCGACGTCGTCTCGATGCTGATCGACTCGATAACGACAAAGATCCGCGACGGTCTCGCGTCAGGCGTCTCACTCGCGGCGGCGATCTCCCCGGTCGCCGGTGAAGTCGCGCGGGCGTTGTCCAGCCGGGCGGAGGGGACGCTCTCGGTTCTCGACCAGATCTCCGCGTCCGTGCGGGGGATCTCGGCGGCGTTTCGCAGCGTCGGCATCCAAGACAACCCGGTCCTCGTGTGGATCAGGGATGCCGTCAAAGAGCTTCGAAGGTCGACGTCTGAAGGCGCTGATGAGATCACTCGCCAACTCGCCGAGACGACCAAGGAAGACTTCGAGCGGGCGATCAGCGCGGCGACGGCTGGCGGATTTCTCTCGACGAAGATCTTCGCGGAGGAACTCGCGAAGATACGCCCGGAGTTGGCGAAGCTGATCCCGGCGGTCGACTCTCTCCTCGACATTTCCGGCGCGATGAAGGAGACGGCGGTCGACGCGGAGTCGATCAGGAACGCGATCGTGGGGGTCGGGAAGGCGATCAAGTCGACGGTCGAGGACTCTTCCTGGGAGAAGTTCTTCATCGGAATGAGGGAGGCTTTCAGGGACCTCTCCGACGAATCGAAGGACTTCGCGAAGCTTGGACGGGAGACATTCGCGGGGTTCGCCCGCAGCATATCGGGGAACCTCGCGACCGCACTCGCGAAGGGCGAGGCGTCCTTCCGGAACTTCGGAGAGACGGTCAGGAACGTGGTTGTCGACGTCGTGCAGAACATCGCGCAGATGATCCTTCAGTTCTACATCATGAGGGCGATCGTCGGCGCGTTCGGCGGCTTCTTCGATGGTCCTGTGGCATCGACTGCCCCCGGCGGAGGTCTTCCGGACTTCACCGGACCATCAACGCCGACTTTCGCGGCGAAGGGCGGCGTTTTCGGGTTCGCCCGGGGCGGGATCGCGTCGGGGGTTCTCGGCGGTCCGATGGCGTTTCCGTTCTCCCACAAGATCGGGGTCGCTGGGGAGGCCGGAGACGAGGTCGGGTTCGCGCCACTCCGGCGCATCGGCGGAGAACTCGGAGTCGCGGCGACGGGCGGTGACGTGACGGTTCAGGTCATCGACCAGCGCGGATCAGGAGCTCGTCCCGAGGTCTCGACGACACGAGGCGACGACGGGAAGAAGACGATCAGGATCCTCATTCGCGACGAGGTCCGTCGCGGGATCGGCGAGGGGGAGTTCGACAAGGTTCTCGGGGCGAACTTCGGTCTCGGAAGGAAGGGGACGAAGCGATGAGCGCCGATACGACTTGGCCCGCCGGTTTGACCAGGACTCCACGCGTCTCGTCGCTTTCGGAGGAGGCGCCCGACGTTCTCGTCCGATCGGAGGTCGACGTCGGTCCGCCGAAACTCCGGCGGAGATTCACGGGAGATCGGCGGAAGTTCACGGTTGAACTCGACCTCATGAGATCAGAGGTCGCGATCTTCGACGCGTGGTTCCTCAACAACTCGACCGGCGCGGGCGGCGGCTCTCGGTCCTTCGCGTGGAAGCACCCGCGACTAGGAACGGCGGCGGATTTTCGGTTCCTCTCGGTCCCGACCTACCGACCGAGGGCTCCTCGCGGCGATGGAACTGAGTGGTGGCTCGTCGCGTTCGATGTTGAGATGCTTCCAGGGACAGACTCGTCGATCCCAACTCCGGGCGGCGGTGCTGATCCGTACGGCGGCGGGAACTGGACGCTCTTCGCGATGATTCGCGGCGACAACGAGTCGTTGTCGCTTTCCGAAAATGAAGACAACGGCAGGGATGACGCGATCTTCTCCGGAGCCGTCTTCGAGGCGGATCCGGCCCCTCCAATTCTGCTCATGGAGATCGTGACGAAGAACTACGGGATCGAGTTCGATGACGGCGAGGACGACGAGGACGCGGTCGTCTCCGGTGCGCCATCGTCGTCGTCATCCGTGACGGTTCATGGGTCGTCGTCTACGATACCGATCAGCGGCGACTCGTGATCACACACATCTGCAATGGAGATCGACAATGGCAGGAACCCGAGGCACTCTGACGACATCTGCGGCAATCTCGACGGGGACGACGACGAAGACCATCCTCCAACACACCTCTCCGGCGTCGGTCGCCACAGTCGTCAAGAGGGCGTCTATCTCGTTCGACGGCAACTCCCCGACGGCGAACAAGATCCTCGTCCAACTCGTCAGGTCCGCGACTGGCGGCACCGGGACGTCGCGGAATCCGGTCAAGGTCAACGCCTCCGACTCGGAGACGATCCAGTCGACCGGAAGGGAGAACTTCTCGTCCGAACCCTCAGGCGGTACGGTCGTCTTCGAGGAGCTCGTTCACCCGCAGGGCGGATACACCGCTCCGGAAGAGATCAAGGTGAAGGCTGGCGAGACGCTCGGCTTCGTCGTTCTCGCCCCGGCGGCCGTCAACTGCCGAGCGAGGTTCCTCTTCGAGGAATGAGCGCGGAGGGAATAGATGCCACGTTCCCTCTCTTCGGTCGCGAAGGAAGCGATCTTCGCGCAGCAGACGGCGGAGGTCTTCGTCGTCCTCTTGGACCTCGAACACCCGAACTTCGCGGGGACGATCCGCGTTTGCTCGAATGACATCCCCGTTTCTTCGCGTGGGAACTTGTACGTCCCGTTCCCGTTCGATGTCATCCTCCCGGATGAATCGGATGATGCTGTTCCGAGGGTGACTCTCCGGATTGACAACGTCGACCGAAGGATCGTCTCCGAACTCCGCTCCGTCGTGACGAACGTCCCGGTGACAGTCAGGATGACAGTCGTCCTCGCGTCCTCCCCGGACACGATCGAGGTTGGTCCGATGGAGTTCTCCCTCCGAGACGTCGAGTACACGGCGACGACGGTCGAGGGCACGCTTCTCTACGAGGACGTTTTGAACGAGTCATTCCCGGCGGACTCGTTTACCCCATCAAGGTTCCCCGGTCTCTTTTAGGCGATGAGACGACTCCCTGCCAACCCCCCCGCGTGGGTCTCGAACTACCTTTCGATCCCCTTCCGGGAGAGGGGGCGGTCGACCGACGGCGTTGACTGCTGGGGTCTCGTTCGGCTGGTCTACGCGGAGCGGTTCGGGATCGCCCTGCCAGACCTTTCCGACCGCTATACGGCGTCGGACGACGGACACGTCATCCGGGACGTCCTGACTTCGGAAGCGGCCCCTGGTGGATCCTGGCGGCTCCGGGAGGGGTCTCCGAGGGAGGTCGGGGACGTCGGCGTCTTCCGGATCCGTGGATTGCCATCTCACGTCGGTGTTGCGGTCTCGGAGGGGCGGTTCCTTCACTCACTCAGGGGGGTTGGTGCGGCGGTCGAGGACTGGACGTCGCCGGTGTGGTCGAATCGGGTCGTCGGCTGGTACTCGTTTGCCGGCCCCGTCGAGGTCCGAACCCGGAGGTCGATCTTCGAGGCGGTTCCCGGGCGGATCGAGCTCCCGGAGGGCGGATCAATCGAGGACATGGTCAGAGCTGGCGGGATCGACCCGGAGACGCCGGGGATCCGAGTCTTCCTCGGCGAGCGCGAAGTTCCACGCGATTACTGGGGGAGAGTTCGACCGAAGGCGGGGCGTCGGGTCGTCGTCGGCGTCGTTCCCGAGGGTGGCGACGGGAAGACAATCGCCCGCGTCCTTCTGACCATCGCGGTCATCGTCGCGTCCGTCTACCTCGGCCCAGAGATCGCGTTGTCGCTCGGCTACAAGGCGACTGGGTCGGCGGCGGCGATCTCGACGGCGGTCGTGGGGCTCGTGGGCACGCTGGCGGTGAACTCCCTCATCCCTCCGCCGAAGCCTGAACTTTCCGGCGCTGGCGACGGTTCTTCGAGGATTTCACCGACGATCTCCGGAGGTCGAAACGAAATCAGACGCTACGCTCCGATCCCGGCGATCTTCGGCGTTCACAGAGTTGTCCCGCCCTATGGAGCGCTCCCGTACACGGAGATCATCGGGGACGAACAGTTCCTGCGATGTCTCTTCGTCGTCGGCTACGGCCCGCTCTCGATCGAGGATCTCAGGATCGGTGAAACGTCGATCGACGAGTTCGACGGCGTCGAGTACCAGATCAGAAACGGCATTGACGGAGAAGACGGGACGTCGATCTACCCGGGGACGGTGTTCGAGGACGCCCTCTCGATCACTGTGTCTCAGAGCGCCGGTTGGATTCTTCGGACGACCCGCGCCGATACCGAAGAGATTTCGATCGACTTCACGTTTCCACGGGGGCTCGCGGTTGTCGAGTCCGACGGGACGAGGTCCGAACGGGTCGTCGCGCTCGAAGTCGAGTACGCACCATCCGGGTCGGGGGCGTGGACGAAGATCAACGCGACATCGCCGACGAACGAGCGGACCCTCGACTACTTCTTCCGAACTCCGGAGTGCGCAAGGCTCTCTCGCGGGAAGAGGACTGGGGCGAGGATCGAGTGGTCAAACAACGGCGTCTTTCCCGAATCTCCGCCTGCGGAGGTCGTTGCGGCGATCGGCCAGTCCACGAAACTATCATGGGAGGCGACCGGGTACATCCGAGTCCCGGAGACTGGGGACTACATCTTCGCGATCGACGCCTGCGATGCGGCTGATCTTCAGATCAACGGGAAGACGGTCGCGTCCTTCTACGGCTCTCACCAGCGGACTGGCGCTCCGAACTACAACTCGAACCAATCGGCTGCGATCAGGCTCCGTCGAGGCGACCACTCGTTCAGGTTTCGCGTCGAGACGAGAGATGCTGCGTACATGGCGGCGGCGCTCGGTTGGAAGAAGCCCGGCGATTCGACGTTCTCCGCGATCCCGGCTGATCACTTCGTCTCTCGCAGCGCCGTCGCCTCGTGGAGGAACGACGTCACTCAGGGGTATATCTACCGCGTCTTCGATACGTCAGTGTTCGGCGGCTCGTCCATCATTGTCTCCGACAACCGGGTCGATGTCATCCGTCGAGGTCTCGGTTGGGCGGTTCCACGCGGGCAGTACGACGTCAGAGTCAGGCGGACGACGCCAGACTCTACTTCCGACCGGACGATCGACGAAGTCGCGTGGACGGCGCTGCGTTCGATCAACGGGGACGACCCGATCCGCGTCCCGAACCTGGCGAGGATCGCGCTCCGCATCAAGGCGACTGACCAACTGAACGGCGTGGTTGACACGCTCAACTGTCTCGCGTCGTCGCTCATACCGGACTACGACTCGTTTACCGGTGAGTGGGTCGTTCGCGAGACTCAGAACCCGGCGTCGTTCTACCGAGCGATCCTGCAGGGACCAGGCAACAAGAAGCCCATCCCGGACTCTCGGATCGCGCTCTCGGCGATCGAGGCGTGGCATGGCGCGAACGAGGCCAACGGGTTTGATGGGAACTTCGTCTTCGACTACGACGGTACTCTCTTCGAGCGGCTTCAACTCGTCGCGTCCCTCGGTCGCGCGACATTCGGGATCGAGGACGGGAAGTTCTCGGTCGTCAGGGACACCGCCCAGTCAACCCCGGTCCAGCATTTCACACCACGGAACTCCTCCGGATTCAAGGGGCGGAGGTCGTACCCGGACGTTCCGCACGCGATCCGCGTCCGATTCTTGAACGAAGAGAAGGACTTCCAGCAGGACGAGATGACCGTCTACGACGACGGGTTCGACGCGAACAACGCGACGAGGTTCGAGTCGATGGAGCTCTTCGGCGTGACGAAGCCGTCGCTCGCGTGGAGACACGGCCGATACTACATCGCGGTCGGTCGGCTTCGCCCGGAAACGTTCGAGCTCTCCGTCGACTTCGAGCACCTGGTCTGCCGTCGCGGAGACCTTGTCCTCGTCACCCACGACGTCCCCCTTCTCGGAACGGCAGCCGCTCGTATTCGTCAGGTCGTGAACGACGCATCGTCGCGCCCGGCGGTCGTCGAGATCGACTCTCCGGTCACGATGGAGGCGGGGAAGTTCTACGCGATGCGGGTCCGGAAGAAGGACGGGACGTTCGTCTCCGTCAACATCGCGACGAACCCCGGCGAACAGACGATCCTGTACCTCGACGCGCCGATCCCGGTCGGGCAACCGGCTCCCGAGGCTGGGGATCTCTTCGGATTCGGGGAGCGCGGCTACGAATCGCGGGAAATGGTCGTCAAGTCGATTCAGATGGGCGCTGATCTCTCGGCCACGCTCACCCTCGTCGATCACGCGCCTGCGATCCACACGGCGGACGCTGGGACAATCCCGCCTTTCGACTCCGGGATCGTCAACCCTCCAACGTGGGACGACGGCCCTGAGGATCCGATCATCGACCGCATCCGTTCTGACGACTTTGTCATGGTCAGGGGCGCTGACGGATCCCTCGTTCCAAGAATCGTCGTCTACCTACGCCGTCCGTCTGCGGCGAACCGACCGATCCCCGTCTCGATCCAGGGGCGGTTCCGAGAGGCTGGGACGGGCGTTCCCTACCGCTACGTCTCGAACGTCCCGGCGGAGGGGCTCTCAATCCCGTTCTTCCCGGTCGAGCAGGGCGTCGAGTACGAGCTCGCGGTCCGCTTTCGATCCGCGTCCGGTCGCGTCTCTCGATGGGTCTCCGCGACCGAAGAGGTCGTCGGACACGATCTCCCTCCGCCTGACGTCGTCTCGTTCTCGGTCGATCAGCTCTCCGACGGGACGAGACGGTACACATTCGACCTCGGGAACGAACCACCGGACGTCGTGGGCGTCCGGATCCGCTACGCGACTGGTGGGTCCGGCGCGTCGTGGGAGTCGATGGCGAACCTCGTTGATGGCGACGGCGTCATCGAGGGCGCGTCTCCGACCGACCTCGCGATCCCGGGCGCTGGGACTTGGCGATTCGCGATCAAGATGGTCGATCGGGGCGGACTCGAATCCGTGAACGCGGTCTTCTTCGAGAAGACCCTCGGCCCCGGACCTGGCCAGAACGTCGCGTGGATCGAGGACGCGAAGGCCCAGCGTTGGCCCGGTGCGAAGACGAACTGCTTCATCGACGCTCCCGACGGCGGTCTCGTTGCCGGATCTCAGAGGACGTGGGCGACTGTCAGGACTCCGTGGTCGCTCTGGCGCACCTGGAACGACGAGCCGTGGCCGACGATCGAGTACGAGCACACGACGACGGACGTCGGATTCCTCTTCGACTTCGAGCCGACCGTCGTCGTTGCTGTTGACGGGGACCAGGTCGCGACGGTCTTCTTCGACTACTCCGAGGACGGAGTCGTCTGGAACGGCTACGCGAACATCCGGTCCTTCGAGGGTCGGACTGTTCGTGGGCGGTACTTCCGGACGAAGATCTCCGTCCAGAACTCCGCGACACACCCGATCCCAGCGATCCGGGAGTTCGCGGTCGTCCTCCACGCTCCGACGGTCGTCGAGGTCATCGACAACCTCGACACGAACTCCCTCGGTCCTGCGAACCGAATCGGCCCAGGACACTTCTATGCGCCGATCTCGTCCGCGACATTCGCGACAATCCGGACGATCTCCGTCTCGTTCAACGGGACCGGATCAGGCTGGACGTGGGAGATCGTGAACAAGAACCTCTCCCCCGGCCCGGAGATCCGGATCTACAACACAAACGGCATCCCAACAGACGCTACGATCGACGTGACGGTCCGGGGCATCCGGAGCGCCGACGGATCAGCGACCTCGCCGCTCCCGGGAGAACTTCGCTTCAACGTCGGCAGGAACGCGGTCTTTGTCCCGTTCATCTAGAAGGGAGTCATCGAATGGCGATTACGGTACTCGACGGGAACGGTGTCGCGAGGACGTTCAAGACGACCCTCGACGGCTCCGACCATGTTACACACCAGAAGATTGACTCGGTCGCGGGAACGGTCTCGGCGGCCCAGTCCGGTTCGTGGAACGTCGCGATCACAGGCTCGGTTCTCAACGGATCGGGGCGCGTTATGACCGACTCCGCGCGGAACGGCGACGGCGTCTTCGTCTCGTCGTCGCTTCTCACCGTCAAGCGTGCTTGGGCGAGCCTGGCGGTCGGGACGGACACCGCGTTCGTCGCGGCGGTGGCGTCGAAGAAGATCCGCGTCATCGCGGTTGTCCTGACAGCCAACGGACCGGCGACGATCGTCTTCAACTCGAAGCCTGCTGGCGCTGGTGTTGCGATCTCGCAGACGTTCAACATCGGGAACGGCGTCGGCGCTGGCATCCTCGTTCTCCCCACTGAGGTATGCGGATGGATGGAGACGGTCGCGGGAGAGGGATTGACCGCGACGGTTTCGACGAACAGTGTCTCGGCGCATATCCTCTACGTGGAGGTCTGATCTCATGACGTGGCCCGGTTCCCCGACGTTCTCGAAAACGAACCTCGATCAACCCTCGGACGACCCGTCGGCGGCGCGGGCGGACCTCTACAACCTCGCCACCGACGTCGAGAACGTCATCGCGGGACGAGGCCAGGCGTCGGGCGTTGCTCCCCTCGACGCTTCGTCCGAGGTTCCGAGGGCGAACCTTCCGTTCAAGACGCCGCTCCCCAAGATCGCCGCGTGGCAGACGGCAGGATCGTTCACATGGACGGTCCCGGCTGGGTGCTACCGGATCATTGTTGAGTGCTGGGGCGCGGGCGGCGGCGGCGGCTACGGAAACTCGACGACGCACCACGGCGGCGGCGGAGGCGCTGGCGGAGGGGCGATCAAGAGTTGGGACGTCACCCCGGGCGAGACGGTGAACATCGTCGTCGGCGGCGCAGGTCAGGGCGGGCTTGGACCGACCGACGCGAACGGATCGAACGGCGCGAACTCGACTGTCACGATCGGATCGACGTCGATCATCGGGTACGGCGGCCAGGGAGGCCAGGGCGGCGGCTCGCGGTTCGGCGGCGCTGGTGGGATTGCCAGCGGGGGCGACATCAACCTTGAAGGCGGAACGGCGATGTCGGGGATTGGATCGACGGGGATGGGGGGATTCGGCGGATCAAACTCGCGTTCCGGTCAGGCCCCCGGGCAGGGCGCTGGGTGGGGATTCGGCGGCGGCGGCTACGGCTCGGGGACGAACGGCCCGAACCCGGCGGCGTCGGGCAAGGCGGGCGGAGTCATCATCTGGTACTACTAGGCGGAGGTCTCTCGATGGCGTCCAGCGGACCAAACTACCCCACGACACAGACGGAGACCGGCTTCGGGAATTCGTGGACGAATCCTTCCCGCGCGGCGGGATCCCCGAACGATCAGGGCGCGACTCTCGCACTCGACGGAGTCTCGAAGAAGTTGCGGACCGGCCCGGACGGTCTCGGCTTCTCGATCCCGGCTGGCGCCACGATCGACGGAATCAAGGTGACGGTTCTTTCTCGCGGGGGGGTGATCTTATGAGTGCGGCTACCCCCGGGACGTACGACATCCTCGCGCAACTCGTCCGCTCGGGAACTCCCGTCGGATCATCGAAGACCGTCGCAGGTCAACAGAACGATCCCCTCGGTCCGTTCGTTGCTGTAGATCTCGGCGGCGTGGACGATCTCTGGGGTACGACTTGGACGGTGTCGCAGATCAATACCGAACTCGCGGTCGACTGCTGGTTCGATCTCGGAACCGGGACGGCGGCGTCCCCATTCGAGTTCGACGCGGTCGGCGTGACGGTCTACTACACGCTCGGCGGGAGGACGTACTCCCAAACGTGCATTGCGATCGGGATCTCCCCGGTCTTCCGGACCTAGTTCGTCTTCGGCGCGACGACGGTCGGGAGAATCCCGACTTCTCGATAGACCCGAAGACGTTCGTCGGACCTCATCGCGAGGTCGCGCGTCTCCGAGAGTTCATTCTCCATCGCCGTAAGTCTTCGCTGGAACGCCTCGTCGACGGCCTGAAGAGGGCGGATCCAGGCAGTCCCAGCCGAGCCGACGATGGTGACGACCACCGCGATCGCGGCGATGACCCACCCCCAGTTCGTCTTGTTGGATGCGGCGGCGTCCCTGCGAATCTCGGCGAAGCCTGCGACAACGTTCGACGAGAGACGATCGACCGATGTCTTCACAGACTCGATCTCGTTCGAGAGGGTGCGTACTCCCACTTCGAGCGCTGACACCCGAGGGGTCAGTTCGGAGTTCATGGACGGCGGCTCGCCGAGTGGTCCACTCTGCATGGCGTGGAGTCTCCGTATCGAATGGCCGAAGAACCCCGGGGAGGTCGCCCGTCCCCGGAGTCGAGAATCGCCTACCCGTGGATGACTGGCGTCGAGTTGCGGGACTGAGCGGCATCGACCTCGATCTTCCCGATCGGCGTCTGGATCGTGTCGAGCACCGCCGAGTGCTTCGAGATCGCGGTCCTGACCTCCGGCGCAATCTCCGCGAGGGCGTCGATCGAGGCGACGATTCGGTCGATCGCGACGGTCTTCTTCGTGACCTCTCCCTCTAGCTCCATCTTCGCGCGCGCCAGGCGGGCGCCTCGCCAGACAAGGCCGCCGATAATGGGCGCCAACGTCGCGGCTCCAGGGATGACCATGCCGATCAGAGACCCGACGTCTGACCCGGGGTTCGGCGTCCCGGGCGCTGACGTCTCGATGATCTTGTCGGCGGTCGCGATCCTCTTTCCGAGTTCGCTCGAAATTGCGGTCGCGCGGTCGATCTTCGCGAAGGCGTCCTCGATCCGCTTCGAGATCTCGACCATCGACGACGATGCGGCGGCGATCGCGGTTTCGACGGCGGCGCGTTCGGCGCTCCCGGCTTCAAGCTGAGCGACCGTGGCGACGAGTCGTTCTCGATCGGATCGGAGGTCGTCGATCGTCTTCTGCATCGAGGCGACGTTCGCGTTCGCGCGCTTGACGGCGGCGTCGATCTCCGTCTTCTGATCGACGACCCTCTCCCGCTGCTGGCGGACGGACTCGGTTGATTCGCACCCGGGAGAGAAGGCGATGATGGGCGCAAGGCACAGGACGGCGACGAGACTGGTCGTTCTGATCTTCATCGGTGGGTCTCCATTCGGCGTGGGAAGTCCGCGCCGTTGCGAATAGTAGGGCAAAAAACAACCCGCGCCATCCCCGGAGGGACGGCGCGGGCAGGAGAGGAGAGAGAACCGGATGATTCTAGCCCCGGAGGATCGGGTCGAGGATTTAGGGGGCGGCGAGGCGCACGGTCCAGTGCGCGTCCGTCATCGCGCGCTCGCGCTGCTCGGGCGACAGATTGCCGAGTCCGACGGCGGCGGAACGCACGTACCAGTGAGAATCCGTCAACGCCCGCTCATGCTGATCGGGACTCAGACCGCCGAGTCCGACGGCGGCAGCACGCACGGCCCAGTGCTCATCAGTCAAGGCCCGCTCAAGCTGCGCGGGCGTGAGATTGCCCAGTCGGGCGGCGTCGGAACGCACGTACTCGCTCGCGTCCGTCAACGCCCTTTCACGCTGCTCTTGGGTCAGGTCGCCCAGCCTGACGGCGGCGGCCCGCACGTACTCGCTCGCGTCCGTCATGGCCCGCTCGTGCTGATCGGGACTCAGACCTCCGAGTCCGACGGCGGCGAGGCGCACGCCCCAGTCATCATCAGTCATAGCCCGCTCATGCTGATCGGGACTCAGACCGCCGAGTCCGACGGCGGCGGAACGCACGTACCAGTGAGAATCCGTCAACGCCCGCTCGTGCTGATCGGGACTCAGACCTCCGAGTCCGACGGCGGCGGAACGCACGCACCATTCAGCATCCGTCAGGGCCCGCTCATGCTGATCGGGCGACAGGCCGCCCAGTCTGACGGCGGAGGCCCGCACGCACTCGCTCGCGTCCGTCAACGCCCGCTCATGCTGCTCGGGCGACAGGCCGCCACATTCGACGGCTTCGGCACGCACTTCCCAGTCATCAGCAGTCAGGCGTTGCTCTTGCTCACGTGCGCTCATGTCCATCTCCTTTCGTCCCGGCGACCAGCCGGATCGGGTCGGCCGTCGGGCCGACATCATCGTCGCGCGATCGCTCAATCTGGCCACTCATGGCATACTCCTTCCGGCGGCGGCGGCCCGCACGTACTCGCTCTCATCAGTTAGCGCGCGCTCGTGCTGGGCTTCGCTCAGACCGCCCAGTCTGACGGCGGCGATGCGCACTTGCCAGGCAAGATCCGTCAACGCCCGCTCATGCTGATCGGGACTCAGACCGCCGAGTCCGACGGCGGCAGCACGCACGTACCAGTGCGCGTCCTTCAGCGCGCGCTCATGCTGATCGGGCGACAGATTGCGGAGTCTGACGGCTTCGGCACGCACGGTATCGCTCGTGTCCGTCAGAGCCCGCTCATGCTGATCGGGACTCAGACCGCCGAGCCTGACGGCGGCAGCACGCACGGCCCACTCACGATCCGTCAACGCCCGCTCGTGCTGATCGCGCGTCAGACCGCCCAGTCTGACGGCGGCGAGGCGCACGACCCACTGAGCATCCTTCAACGCCCGCTCGTGCTGATCGCGCGTCAGACCGCCCAGTCTGACGGCGGCGATGCGCACTTGCCAGGCACGATCCGCAAGCGCCCGCTCGCGCTGCTCGGGGCTCAGGCCGCCCTTCCTGACGGCGGCAAAGCGCACGTACCAGTCATCAGCAGTCAGGCGTTGCTCTTGCTCACGTGCGCTCATCATTGCCTTCTCCTTTCGCTTCGTTACCGCCGCTCGGTGCGGGCGGCTTCCCGCACTTCCCAGTCCTCATCTCTCAGCGCCCGCTCGCGCTGCTCGGGGGTCAGGCCGCCAT